CACACCCACCAGGACAATTTGTTGTATTTGTATTAATATTATCAGTTTTAATTATTTTAGTAAATGTAGATTGATTTAAATTCCAAGCTAAAAATGCGCTACCACCAACATAAGCCCCAGCAACTAATGGGGGGAACGTATAATTTGTTCCACTAATTAAATTTGTTAAATTACCACCAACTGTTAGTTGTAATGATGTTTGCCAGTTACTTGGTGGTGGTGATCCTCCAAGCGGACTATAGTTACCAATACCCGATAATAAAGTATCGTCGGTGCATAAATAAAAATAGGGTAAAGTAGATGTAAAAGCACTAAAACTTGGAGCGTCAGGTGTAAATGTAAATGAAGGGAAATATAAGTTAGATACGTTATTAGTAGCACTTACGTGACTAACAGGTTTATCACCTGAAGCAAAAATGGTATAACCCTGTATTGGTTGATTTATATAGTAAGATCCTTCAATACTAACACTATTATTTAACGATGTGTAACCAAATATTTTAGATAAATCATATTTAACCGTTTGTTTTTGGGTAAACGCATCAACACCTCTAACAAAAATACAGACTTCTAAACCTTGATAGTTATTAACCTTTGTTATTACATCACTAATGGTTCCCATAGCAAAGTTAGGTGATGACACAGGACATCCCGGTCTTAAATATCTAATGTCGTATGACAAATACCCACTTGGAAAGTAAGCCGATATAGCTGTTGTATTTTGTAAAGTTAAGAAATTACTTACCGTTAAACCTGTTATAAGTTGAAAATACTCAACATCGGTTGGGTATTGTAGATAAGCTTGTTCCACACTACTATTACCTGAAACTGATAATTGACTAACTTGTGGTAAATTAAGGACTACTTGACTTGATAATGAGTTCGTCTGGGAAGTCGGATCTGCATAATTTATGGTAACAGTTGTTTGACCTGTTAATGTGGTACCAGTAATTGCGTTTGTTCCAAATTGATTTAATGTTGCCCCCGTTAGGTTTATTAATCGATTAGGTGATAGTGGGTCTGTAAAATTTGGGTCTTGGAACGAACATAGATTACCAACACCAATTTGAGATGATGTTCCAGGGTTCATTAAAACAACAACAACTTGGTCTAAAAATGGTGTTGATCCTGAAGTTTGATTAATTGTTGTTTCAATTTGATTTACTTGTCCACCTGAGTTAAAATATTTATTCCTTAGGTTAAAGTCATTTAATCTTTGTGGGAAAGTTGGGTCTATTGGATACGCAAAGTATCTCTCATCAGAATTACTCGCAAACAAACCATCTTTATCTGCGGACCATAGGAATGGTTGTGGAGCATGTAAAAGATATTTTTCATTTTGATATAATCTATTTGGATTGGTTGAAGATAAGACATCATACCCCGAAACTATTCTTCTATAATCTAAAGAAGCCTGAATTGCTAAGTCTTGGTTTATATCTTGATCACCAATTAAAGTTCCCAAACTTTTATATGGCCCTGTTAATGGTGGTGGAAAGCATGGGTATGGTTCATCGTTGTCTGAGTTTTTATTTAAATTAGGGTGTGATAATTCGTAGGATCCAGCAGAGTTAATTGGGGCTATTACTGAATTTGCAGGAATTAATGTCATGTCATAAAAACTTGAAGATCCTCCTTGCGCCGCGGCTGTAATTTCATTCTGAACTGAGTTTGTGTCAAAATCATCATCTAATTCCGCGTTTTTACAATCACAATCACAACTAGTGCAATCAGGATATGCAATCATTGGTAGACCAATTCTTGGGAATCCTTTAACTTTAATCGCCGCAAGTACTGCAAATGCAGTAAATGCTGCGGCTAACGCTATTTTAAACGCCGCAATTGCAATCTGAGCAAAACCCCATAATATTAATCGTATTGTTTCCCCTAAGAATCCAGCATTAACAACAACACCAAGTCCAATACTTAGTATACCAAGTCCGGCGTTTATGGCCGCAGCTCCCGTTTGGAACGCTTGAAGTCCCGACACAACAGCGTCATAGGTTAAATAAATTCCCAATGCAATAAGAACATATTTTAATATAGGCCACATAAATGCGATTAAATGCGCAACAAATAAAAGTGTTAAGATTGGAAATGTTAATATGTTAATCAATATGTTGAATACGAAGAATATAAAATCAAAATTTCTAATTATGTCGTTTACTGGAAACGTGTTAGTATTTGATTTACACGATCTATTGTCAATTTCTTTTATACCTAAGTGTCTCGCTCTTCCTATCCCATTTTTATATCGATCCAAAAACATGGCGGTAGTGTAAACTTTATTATAACCAAAAGCATAAAAAGTATCTTCACAATTAATCGCCTCTGTAACATTTACATAATCATCCCAATCTGTTGTAAACGCATATGATTTATACAATTCAAATAATGGTTGTGGATACTGCGTAAACGATATGTTTTGAACTTGAGTTGAGTCCACTGGGGTTGCAATAATTTGAAATGTGTCTCCGACCAATATTGGTATTGAGTTTAAAGTTCCAATATATGGTTGACCATTAATTAAAATTTGATATGATTCTACGTTTATCGTATTTAAAACGGATAAACCAAAATTAATAAAAAATGGCACCGTTGTTCCTGATGTTTGCCCAATTGGAATTGTGGGATAGTTGTAAACCGATGATTGATTATTTGTAAATGGATCAGTACCGGAAGATGTCCATCCATATTCTTTTACGTTTGGAACCAAAAAGTCTGCCTTTAAAAAACTACTTTGTAGTCCTTGTTCATTTTGCCATCTAAACTTAAACCTATATTTACCTGTTGTTGGAATTCCTTTTTTAGGGTCATTAGATATTATTTGTTGTCCAAATTCGTTTGTAAAAACGTAATCCATATTCATTGGAACATTTAACAAATATGTTCCGTCACCATCAATTACTTTTCCTCCCTCTTCTATTTCATATTTTTCTAATATCGGCAATCCATTATTATCGGAAAATATGGTTTGTCGTATTGCACTTATTTCACCAGGACCAGAAACTAACTCACAAAGATTACCCGTATTGTTTTTTGGTTTACAACCAACCTTTAACGCATCATCATCTGTTGTAGAAATAATAGACCCCATGAATATTGAGGTAGGTTGTATATTAATATTTGCTTGTTTTGTTAAATCAAAATCCACTCTTGTAATACCAATTTGACAAAGATCTGCGTCACCCCAAAATGGTCTAACATCAACATCAAATACTAAATTTTTAATTTGTGGTAATTCTCTTAAATTAGTTGAGGATTTAAATCTGGCACCATTTACTTGCGTTTCTGTCGCTAAACCTTGTTGTATTAAGTCTTGTGGTGAAAGAGAAAAACAACCAATATCAGATAAATCAATATCCATTACTATTGTTTGTGTTCCAACTGGAACCCCAAAAATCATAAAATCACCACTATCATTTGTTGTTACGGTAAATCTATAGTATTTGTTAAAAACCTCAATGTAAGAACCATCCATTAATACATCCCCTTTGTTTGGAAAAGATCCGGTAGATGTGTGTCCGTTATATGATGGCAATTTTGGGAGTAAGTTGTATCTATAACCTTCTTCAGTGGTATCTGAAATAGTTTTAAAAGGATAAAGTTCGTTAATAACAGGATCTAATTCGTCTGTAGGTTCTAAAGGAATAAAAACAGAAACTTTTGCATTTGGTAAACCAAAACCGTTATTTACAAAAACTCTACCCGTAACAATACCGTAATCCGCACAAAATCTTGTATATATATCATTTGATAAAATTTTTAAAGAAAGTATTTCTAAAGATTCCCAATCTTGTTCTAAGTTTACATTGATATACTTATCAATACCAACTTCGGTTCTTATTCTATATGATTTTGGCATTAAAAAATTGTTTTTTTGATAAATAGTTTATTTCCCATTTTCATAGAAACATACACCTTATTAAAAAAAAATAAATCTCTAGGAGAAATTAACTGACGTAAGATTCAATACTCTAATATTTATATCCTTATTAGGATATCTAATTTGATAAATTTGAGTTGGTGTTGCAAATAGAGTATCTGCGGTTGGTCTTATCTGTCGTGTTACAGGGTCTGAATATGGCATAGATGTTTGACTTGATGAATATTGACCACCGACTTGATTAAAAAATAAAATGTCTGAAATGCTAACAATTCCATTTTCTGTTTGAATTAGTCTTTTTAGTTCTGAAGTATTAACATTTTGTCCTAACTCCCTAACTAATGGGTTAAAGAAATTTCCAACAATTTGAATTGTTTTTGCAATTATAGCACCTTGATTTTGACTATTATCTAAAACAACATCAACAGTAACCGCTAAGTCTATTGTTTCTGCCGCCTCAATTGATATATAATCATTTATCATTCTATAATTTGATAAATAGTTAGCCACATTTTGTTTTAAACTGTTTGATATAACATTAGTTAAACTCCCATTTAAATCATAAGACAACATTTTAATTCTTATTTTGTTGTTTTCTTCTGTTATAGCAACTTTTGCCGGAGCTCCAAATTGGGCCGGCATTTTTCTTAAAATAGAATTATAATCATTAACAGTTACAGCTCTGTTTTGTGCCGCAAAATTAAATGAAACCATATTTCTAACATCCTCTATTGTTGGTGGATTAGCTCCTCCAATTGCTGCAGTAACATTATTACACTGTAAACTATTAATAACACTTTTATTAAAAACTTCAGATGGTCCATTAACAGAAAACGAAACCGTTCCAATTTGATTAATAGTATTAATACCAAGATTACTACCTAAACCACCACCGATCCTATATTGAACAAATAGTGTGGTATTAGGTGTTAACGCCGCACCCATGGCGTAGTTATTTGTGTATCTACTTAAGTCAAACCCTTTACCGTCACGAGCAAACTCTTTAAGTTGTTCTTCTGCTGAAATATTTCCTCCACCAAATGTTAACTTACAAAAACTTTCTGACGTATATTCAGATATAAATTTATTTGATGTTGTAATATACGTTCCGACTTTAATACCTGGTTGATCAGACACTTTTGTTGGGTCTTCAATAAAAACTCTGTCTTGAACTAAAGCGTCTACCTCAAACCACCTTTCAGGTCCTAATGTTAAAAAATCTTGTGGATTTGGTATTGTTGAGTATTGAGTTCCTGATTTTAATAAAACACTTGTTATTCCCAAAATAGTTTTTTCAGGTAAGAATAATTCTAAATATGGTTTAACATCATTTGGTGTAATAACTCTTTTAAAAACTTTT